TTGAAGCTAGCGGATTTGGGTCCACATACATGTTTAGAAATTTTGTCGGTCTGGGTGCTTTGATGTTTGTGGCATTCACAGTCTGACGGGCAATCGCCATCAGCAGAAGCTTCAAAATCAGCAGCCAGCATTTCACGTTGTTCGTCTTCGATGAGTCCATCAAATTCCACTTTTCTGCCGATGAGATCTAGCTTGTTAGCTTGAGTGATCATAGAATCTGAACGTGCCAGGCGTGGCATGTACATGATTCCATCTTCAACAGCAGGAGTGAATTGAGGAGCGGTAGTTTCGTAGTCAGGGAGTGCGATGTTCGTGTCCATGTTGGTAAGTTGTTGAGTTTCTTTAATGTTATTAGTGGTATATTTGAAATCTAAATCTAGCGTTCGCGTACCGCGCTAGGCTAAATATTGCAATTTACAGGCATTTTCGCGTTAAGCTTGTTTTAATACACTGGGTACGGGTTTCTCGATCAAAAGCGCGTCGAGAATTGTTAACCTGAACCTAATCCCAGCGTAATTTCCAATTACAAATTGGAGAGATCGACCATCTTGGCGGTCGTGTCCGCGCTAGCATATCGAATTTCTTGTCGAATAGCGTGCTGATCGTGTGGAATACGAGCGTACTGTAAAAGTCCTTTCTCTTCCAACGCGTCAACAACTTTAGCTCGGAATGCAGTGAAGACTTCTGTGCTGTGTAGCGCAGCTTCCCTCACGGCGGTCTCGCATCTTTGAACGCATTGAGTGTTGGGATCATCTCCCTTTGTCTTGACCCATTGGGTCATTTTGTTCAAAGTGGGTAAAGCTAGGGGTGCAATGTAGTGTCCGTAAACGTTGTCCTTGACGAATGAGCGTTTCAAGTAAGTGATTTCTCTGATGTGTTTCTGAGCAACCATATCACCGTTTTCGCCTTTAGCTTCGTCCGTGTAGTCAAATCCAAACCGGGGCTGATGACGTGCTACTGAGATTTGGTTGTAAACCGCAATAGCCTTGTCATGCACAGCCGTAATCGAATCGTCACCGTAGCTAACATGTCTAACATACTTATTGAATTGGAACTGGGGTCGCATAGTTTCGTTCTGTGCTTCCTTCCATACGCTGTCCCATACCATTCGCATGCTAGTGTTGTTTACGATGCAGTTCAGAATA